TCGCAAAGTCCGGCAGGGCCGAACAAGTTGCGGTCGCATTGGTCGGATAGTCCAGCAGGGCCGAACTTGCCGCGGTCGCATTGGTCATAACCGCCCCGCCGCCAGTCACCGCCACCGCCACAACCGCGTTACTCGCCAGGTCCGGCGTGATAGCGCAAGTCGCATTAGTCATATAGTCAAGCAATGCAGAACAGGTCGCTGTTACCGATGTCACGATCCCAATTACCTCGCCCGCTGCGTTCGTAATTGCCGCCCCGGTAGCATCATACCCGGCTGTGGTCAAAACCGTCACCGTGATTGTCGGTGTCTGCGCGCCGGGCCGCTGGGCCGTCACCGTTGCTGTCGGCGTTACCAGGTTGTTTGCCCCGGCCGCCGTCACCGCCGCGGTTTCCTTCGTCACCGTGATTGTCGGCGTCTGCGCGCCGGGCCGCTGGGCCGTCACCGTTGCTGTCGGCGTCACCAGGTTGTTTGCCCCGCTGGCCGTCACCGCCCCGGTTTCCTTCGTCACCGTGATTGTCGGCGTCTGCGCTCCTGGGCGCTGGGCCGTCACCGTGATTGTCGGCGTCTGTGCACCTGGCGCTTGCGGCGTGATCGCCACCGTTGCGTTCGTGAAGGCCGTGATTGACGTGGACGCTGAATTGAACGATTGATTTCCCCATTTGAAGAACTCTTCCGTTGCAGTTGATTCAACTTCCATCGCATTCAAGAACAGATCCGCATCCGTGCCGTCACCAACCTGGACCGTAGCAGACGTAATATTGGTTGATCCGTCCGAAAAGGCCGTTTTCAATACTGCCGCCACGCATTCCACGCCGTGCTTCGCCGGGATACTGACCCCCGTATATGTATCAATGCCGCTCACCACCGAGTTAGTCAGATCGCTTGATTTTAAGATCAAGACGTGTGAAGCCCCCAGGGCCGCCTTTGTCTGTTCCGGCAAGGGCCGGTATTCCGCCCCCGTTGCCAAAACAGCGCCAACGGAAACCATAAGCGCCATCCCTAAAACTTTATTTATTTTCATCATACTTACCCTCCGATTTTGCTTCAAAATCGCCGCGGCGTAGTTTCTTAAACGAAGCCGGGCTATTTTGTTTTAGATCGCCCCTGGCGCGGCGCTCTTGCGCCGCGCCAAAAGGCGTTCTCGCTTTTGTTTCCGTTTATGAGTTGCTCAATACGCTGCATTGTCCAAGGGGATTGTTGCATTTCAGGATGAATGCGGCATCGTGATAGCCACGCGGTCCACCCGATTTCTGCGGCTCAATAACCGCGGTCGGATTTTGCAGGAAACAGATCTCCCACACATCCATATCCAGGAATAACCCGGATTTCGGCGTGTATGCGCTTGTCGCGCCCGTGCCTTCCGTGCAAAGCAAATACCAGCTCGGGAATGTCCTGACCGTCCCAGCATCAAAATCAAAGAAATTGACGCTATGGATCAGCTTCTTCTCGCTTAAGTTGATATTATACTGCACCAATGCGGACGCCTCATCGGCTTCCGCATCCGGATCACGCTGCGCCCAGGTTGACATCTGATCTTTCAGGTCAATGCCGACATAACCCGTCAGATCAACCGGACCCTTTTTCGCGGTCGCGGCCGATTTTAACAAGGCCCGCATACTTGCCGGACTGAAACTGGCAACTGCGCCGGTATATTGCGCTGCGCTTGCCGGCCGGTAATTAGCCGGAACCGGTTTGACCGCTTGCGCCCCGGGCTGGACCCAGGAGAACGCGCCCCTGCTCCGATAAGGCGTTGACCCGGATTCAACCGCGGTATCGCAATCGGAAAGGAGCTGTTTCTCAATCATCTGCGCCAGGATCAACCCATCATCCTTCGCCTGTTTGCCCTGCTCGTTGTCCACGCCGGCCGTCTTTGTCAGCATAGCCAGCTTGCTCACCATCCACCCGGCCGTCATAAGCCACATCGCATACGCTTCGCAATATTCCCGATCGGTATGGTTGAAGGTCGCAATATCGGTCCCGTCCAGGGTTCCTTCAAACTTCCGGTCCGGATAGATCTGCAACGGCCATTGGCTCAACATCTGCCCCGGTTTCTTACCCCGGCGCAAAAGCCGCGAAAACGGCACCTTCTCGCTTTCCGCGATAAAGATCGTGTCGCCCACTTCTTGCTTTTTCAGCACCAGATTACTCTCATACATTCCTGCCATAGTTGTCCTTCCTACCTGGCTAAATCAGATTATTCGTCCTATACGTCTTATCTGTCGTATTGGTCCCATCCGATCAGCTAGAGTATTTTTTGATATTGTTTTTCAAGGGCTGATCCGCTGGCGCCATCCTTGACAAACTCTTCCTGGTTGAATGTTGCCCGCGCTTTTCCAGCGCTGCCTATTAGTGGACCGCCCGCCGATGTTTTGCCCTTCGGCAATACCGGCGGCGGAGTAAATTTCTTCTCGGCTGATTTCACTTTGCGCGCTAACCGGAGTTTCCGGCCTTCGGCCAGGTCCTCCCGGATTACACTTATCCCGCGCTCTATCGTCCCGCGCGCCTTCGCGCCGATTTCCTCCAGCCGATCCTCCACCTTTAATTCCTGGTCCGCCACCTCTTCGGCCGACATACTCGGGTCCTTTTCCCCCGTGCCTTCGTAACCGCTTCGGTGTTGACGTAGCCATCCGCGGTATCCTTTAAGGTTTTCGTATTCCTCAACTATCTTCCCCTCTTCCTTTTCAAGATACTGCGGGAGTAGCCCGGTCCGCTTTGCAACATTCGCCAGTTGTTCGTCAGATAACATTTCCAACGATTTCAACCGTTCCTTTGCTTCGTTAAACTCTTTTTCCCGTTCAGCCAGGGCCGCCTCGGCGTTCTTCCGCCGGATATTGATTTCGTGGATCCGCTCGTTGATTTTTCCCTGGGCGCTTTCTGTCAGCCCCGGGATCTCGTCCTTTGCGATCTTCCCCTCATCTTCCGGTTTCTGTTCCACCTGGCTTTCCCCTGCCGATTCATCCGCAACATCACCACGCGCCTCGCCTGGTTGTTCCGCCGATTCCGCAGCTTTGATTTCCGGCTTTTCCTCGTTCTTCATTCTGCCTTCTTCATTCTGCATTTCTTCATCAGCTCCGCCCGTTGCTTCCGCGTTTTCTATTTCCATAATGTCCCCCATTATTTAAGGCCCCGCTCCGGCGGGGGTATCCCCTGAAATTCCAGCCCAGGTATCTGATCAGGGCTTTCCCCGATAAATAAATTCTCGGGTATGTCCAGCACTTTTACAATGGGGTTGTGCTCTAACGGGGACTAAAAGGGACTAAAAGAGACTAAAAGAGACAAAATAACCAAAGACAAAATCACCCGTAAAAACAAGAAAGGCGCCCGAAATTACTTCCGGCCGCCTTTCTTGCTTGCATCATTCCCGCTCGCAAGCGGAAATCTAATTCCTATTTCTTCTCTTTCTTCACCATCCTTTTCTTCACGTTCCCTTCTTTTACAATCTCAATTATTTTTTCCTGCGCATCCGCCAGCGCGGCGCCGCCGCCCGCGTCAAAGGCCCGCTCCCGGTCCGTTGCCGCCTTTACCATCGTCAGCTCGGTTTTATATTCTTCCAATCCTTTCAAGACATAGAGTATCGCTTTTAATACCGGCGTCTCTTCGTCCACCGCCAGCATTTCTTCCAGCTTTTCTTCGCTGATCACCGGCGTTCTCTCAACCATCATCCGGATCGTCCGCCGCGCACGCCGCCCCGCAAAATAATTTTCTAACCAGTTTATTATCATAACTCCTATTCCTTTCTTTTACTCCGTTACTCCAACACGCTTTGTCTTGTTATATGTCCCATCCGTCCTATATGTCCCATTATCCCTATTTGATCTTCAACGCCTTCTCCACATCCTCATCCACATATAATCCGCGCTTGCGCCGGCATAATGTCCGCCGCTTCAAGACTCCTTCCCTTACCAGCTTGTAAAAGAAATTTTTACTCAATCCGTAATTCTTTCTGATCTCCGCCGGCTTTATAAATCTCGCCATAGTTTCCTCTCAATTATACGTCCTATCTGTCTTATAAGTCCTATTAGTTGGTTCCTATCGGCAGCCTTCTCTTGCTTCCGTATCTCTTCAATCCGTTTCTTATCCTCACCCCGTAACTCATCCCGCCCCGATCCCTTTCCTCCGGATCCGCATAATCCAGGTCCGCTGTATAAAAATATCGGATCAAGTCAATCGGCTCCTTCATCGCCCCGCGGTCCTTGTCAATGTTTGTCCAGTTTTCCAGGGCAAATATTCCGTTCTCGCAATCTTCGCAAATATAAAACTTCGGCGGATTGATGAACCGCGTAACGGCGTCCGGGCGTATCGGAGTATCGGCGTCTTTACTCCCACACTCCGACACTCCGTTACTCCTATACGGCGTTTCTGACGCCTCCTCATAATTCAGCGCCGAATTGATCTTGCTTACCCCGTCCTGGATCTCCGCCCCGGGTGTCAATCCAAAATCAAGGCCGATCTTACTAAACATCGTTTGTAGCGTTTCCGGCCGATCATTTTCAATCCGCGGCGCACTTGCGGCCCGGCTGTCCATCAACCGGTCCTCTATCTGCTCTTCCGCTTCAACACCGACCCAATCAATCAATTCATCCTCGTCAATTATCCTTTTCCCCGACACTCCGTTACGCCCACACCCCGATACTTCTTTCTCCCATTCCCTGTATTCCCGCCAGCCCTCCAGGCGCGCTATTTCCATCTTGTATTTCAAAGTGCCAAATCCAAACGATGTTTGCGCTTCCCCCCGGGCCCCGTCATTCCGGCCGTCATTCTTCCCGCTCGGGATCGCCCAGGGCCCCGGCAAACCAATCCCAGGTATCTCGTATTTCCCCGGCCATTCCCGGTAATAATAAACATTCTTCCCGCTCACCAAAAACCAGACCATAAAGTAATTCCGGTCCGCCGCCGGATCCACCAGCATATACCGGTCCCCCTTCTCCGGGATCTGATCGCGCTTAATAACGTGTATCTCGCGGCTGAATGTCGGAAACATTACGCTGATCGTCTTTTCAGCTTTCCCGTAAAACCGTTCCCGGACAACCGCCGGCGATTTATTCCGTAACCCGGCTATGCTTTCCTTCAAATTGCCATACGGATTATCATTACCCCAAAAATATACAACCGCCTTGCGCTCATCCACGCACTTCAACACCCTGGGTAACTCTTCAAATCGTCTTTGATCCCCTCCTTTGAAGGGGTGGCCTTTGGCCGGGGTGGGTTCTTCCAAAATCCATCCATAACAATCATCCGGCCTACTCCCTGGCGCCCGGGCCCGGTATCCCTTCCCTATTTCCATTTTCCACAACTCATCATATTCCCCCGGCGTCAATCCCAGCGCCAGCCCCTCTTCCCGATCCCCGCCATCCGCCGGACATAAATATCCGGGATCATTCCGCATCACCACCGCCCCATCACAAAATATCTTTACTGTCGGTGAATACCCATTGATCGGCGTGAAGGTCAAGATCGCCCGCCCCGCCCTGGTAATCAACCGGTTCCGGATCTCCTCTACCCAATCAGAAGGAATCAACTCATCGGGCAGAATCAGATTAGCTTCAAGCCCCTGTAATGCTGTGTCCCGGTCCTGCATATAGTTCAGAAATGCCGCTTCGCTATTGTTCGGGCATATAAACGAATTTTCCGAAAACCCGGTTTTCTTCTTGTATTTAATATATGCGTTCTCTGTCGCGGTCTGCACCCGCCACTCCGGCGGCATATATTTCCAGAACAACGGTTGTTGATCCCGCACGCTCCGTGGATTGCTCATATGTAACGGATACACCCGGGCCCCCGCCTTGCGCGTCAACATCAGCATCCCGCGTTTTGCTGAATATTCAGACTTCCCGGACCTGTTCCCGCCCAGGATCAGGAGCATTTTAACCGGCTTTAAGTAACCCATCTTCTCCCGCAACCGCCGGCTCCACTCTTCCCATCCAAAACCAAACCGCTCTTGCAGTTTCTTTTCCAAGGACTTGTTCGGCCAATTAAATCCCAAAAGCGCATCGCAAACGTGCCAGATCGGCGGCTCATACCCGTATTCCAGCGGGTAATATTCCTCGGACGCAATCAGGTCCCCCCTCATCTTAAACAACCGCCGGGCCGCCTCATCCTCACGGATCTTGTCCTGGACCGCCAACGCGCTGATCTCATCCAACCCAACCACCGGTATTACCGGATGCCATTCCATTCCATTCATTATTTCCTCCTCATATCCGTCCGGGCTTTTAGTTTTTTAATATTTTTTTCTTCTTCGGAATATTCTCCTTCTTCCGCCGTGGCGGGTGTTAAAACTTCACCCATTTTCCGCCGACCTTGAGTTCTCCCCAGTGTTTTGGTAGCTTGGCCCATCCGTCTGTTTGTTCATTTGCTACTTCAGCTTCGTGTTGACCTTGCTTCAAAAGTTTTGCGCGGATTTGGTTTAATTTCTCCGCCTGCTCCATCCTGACGAATTGCCGGGCAGCGCGGGCAAGCGATTGCCATGTTTGGTGTGGATAGATTTTGCATGCAACCCCCACAAAACAATCATCCACCAGTTGTTCCGTCGTTTTACTCGCGCTCATGAGACTCCTTTCTGTCCGTTCTAGTTTGTCAATTTCTGTTTCTGCTAATATAGGGTTTCCGGCTATTGGCATATTTTCATTTATTCCTCATCCCCCGCGCTGGCGGGATATTTGATATTCATACTGATAACTAATCCCTGTTGGCGGTAGCGAACTCCCGCAGCCCTTCGCGCACGATCAACCACGGGTCGCCGATGAACGCAGTCAGCATCTCGACGGAGAATGCCGCTGTCTGCGCGATGTCTTGTCCGCCACGGCGTGCCATCACGGTCACGCGGGCGTCCTTGCCGGCCACGCGGACGGTTATGGCGTCCGCGCCCAGGTCTTCCTTCAGTTTCAATAGGTCTCTCACGCTTCTCCTTTCGCACTGGCCGACGGAAACCGCCAACCAATGCAGGCAGCCTACGTCGCTACGCGCCGAGGCTGCTGCTGTTGTTCGGCTGCAAGTATCGTTTCGGAATGTAATGCACGCGCATCACTTTACGCTCGCGGTTGTAGCGCACTCCCACACACGACGGCGTTTCGTCAATGATCCGGCCACGCCCCATTTCTTCGTCCTGCACCGTATTGCCGACAAATGCCGAACAAGCCGCTGCACTCTTACGGTCGGCCCGCTGGCGTTTCTTGGTTGTCATGTCGTTTCTCCTTTGGCCGCCCGAAGGTGAGCGGCATCGTTGGCGCTACTCACGAAGCGTCCCCATGAGTTGCTCGTCGGTCACGTCTTCCGGCACGCCGGGCTTGCCCGACATGCTGCGGTGCTCGAATCCGCCCTGCTCCCGCAGAATCAGGACGGACTGGCGCCCGGTGTTGCGCTCCCAGGTGCAGAGCGCATCGTTGAGTCGGATCAGGGCCTGCCTCACTTCTCGGTCTGGATGTTCCACGGTCTGTCTCCTTTCAATCGGAGCGCCAACAAGGCGCTCCAGGTTATCTCGCTTCGCTCGAAACCTGAGCGCCAGCGTTCGGATGAATACATTTAATATTAGAGATGTGGTCTCCGACGTGCCCATAGGGTAAAATACATTTTTGACGCCTAAAAGAATGCTTTCCGTCACTCTCAAGATATGGTGCCAACCAAACGAAAGCGCAGATATAAGGAACATCCGAACCAAGCGTTCGAGCCGACGCTTCGCGCGGCTCACCGCCAGCGTTGGTCGGATGTTTCCTACACCAGCGCAAAAACTTTGCGTGTCGTTCGTTGGCTTTGATTTTCTTCCACTCGGTTTCCTTGATGATCCGCACCCGCACCGCCGGATTTGCACAATATGGTTTCCGGCTATTGGCATAGATGGCGAGCGTGGAATATTTTCCTTCGGAATCCCTGCATAAATACCCCCATGCTTTTACAGTTTTACTTGCGCTCATTTGACCTCCTTCTGCGCGTGGCAGGATTTGTGATGTCCGCAATATTCGCAAACTCCTCCGGGAATTGTCGGGAAATGCGTATCGTATTTATATCTATCGCAAACAGGCGCTTTGTGGAACGGATTGTCACACACCGCACACGGGTTCTTATCCTCAACTAAATATTCTATTTTTGTTCTATTCATTCTTTTTCCCCTTCCTTCCTATCCGTCCAATATGTCCCATCCGTCCTATTTCCTCCAAACTCCCCCTCCATCCACTTCATCGCGTAATCAATCAAGCTCCGCGTAAAATGGATCTCTGGATTATCCGTCATTCCCTTCGGCTCAAATTCCTGATGTATCAGCTTTTCTTTGATCTTCTCAAACCCCACTCCGTTTTGCAGACAAAGCGATAACAGGATCCCGCCCACAATGCACAACCCGGATAGCGTTGTCCCCTTCTCATCCACCTGTAAAAAGACTTCCCCCGGCCGGCCACGTGCCGCGGCGGAGCCTTCTGGCGCAGACGGGTCCGGCGGATACATCCCCACCGTGATATACAACCTCACCGGCCGCGGGCCGGATTGAATCTTCACCCTGTGAGTTATACTTCTCCTCGTATCAGGTAATCGCTCTCTTGTCATTTTCCTGGCTCCGGGATCGGTCCGGCAAATTCGCAATCAGGGCAGCCATCTTTGATCAGGTCCTGCGCCAATTCCCCGGCTATAATCCGCGCCTTCGCGGATTTTCCATAACACCATTTACATCTGTGCCAGTAATATCCGTTCTTATTTAACTTCGTCCGGTCCTTGCTGTATTCCATCGCTTCCTCCTTTTTCTTTCCGTAACCGCATCATTTCGCGCCGGCCTTCCTGGGCCTTCATAAAATTGTCCGCAAACCCTAAAACCGCATATCCGCCCGGCTCTCCCTCTTTGTGTTCTAAAAATCTTAATCGGTTGCGCCGGATCAGTTCTTCAACCTGGACCATATGCACGCCGCCTCTTTCATCCCATACCACGGCCCATAAAGTTTTTAACTTTTCTTCCATATTTCCCCCTTCCTTTTTATACGTCCCACTTGTCCTATCCGTCCTATACCGGAAATCCCTCTTCCGTTTCTTCAAAACGAAAATAATGCGGCAAAAACCACATCGGGATCCGGCCCGTTTCCCCATTCTGATTTTTCGCAACATCCACCCACATCGGCCGCCTCTGTTTTGTTTCTTTCGTTGTTGCTTCCGTTTCGTCCTTATAAGAAAATATTACCACGGTCGCATCCTGTTCCAGGCTCCCACTCCCGCGCAAATCGCTTAACCTGGGCTCCCTTTCGTTCTTCTCAACTTCCCGCGATAATTGACTCAAAATAATAATCGGTATTTGAAGTTCAAAAGCTAACCCCTTCAAAACTTGCATTATAAAAGTTATCTCGCTATTCTCGTTCCAGCGCCGGTTTGCTTCCCTGACCTGGATCTGCTGGATATAATCAATCGTTAATAAATCTAATCCGTGCCGGGCCTTCATCATTCTGGCCCAGGAACAAATTGCCTTCAAATCTCGGTCGGCCGTGTTGATATAAAACGGCAACAACTCTATTTCCTTTATCGCTTCGCGCACTTGTTCAAGATTGCTCTCGCCCGCGTGCCCGTAATACAGTTTTGGTAAACTTACCCCGGCCTTATAACAAACATTACGCGCCAGGATCATTTTGTCAGTCATATCCAGCCCTATGCGTCCAACTATCTTGCCGTGTTCAGCCGCATAAATTGAAATACATCCTTCAATCGTTGTCTTTCCCTGGCTCGGCCGGCCGGCCAGCACAATCAGTCCGGCTTCTGTCGGCCCGATATATTGATCCAGGCTCGGCCAGGGTGTAGTTAATCCTTTCTTCCGTTCACCGCCTTCCTTCGCTAACAACCAATCGGCGTAAAGTTCGCCCATAATCTCTTTATTTGTTCTATCTTGGACCGCCTCATCTATGATCTCCGCAAATTCAGCCGGGATCTGTTTCAGCATTTCATCCCCGCGCCCCTCGCCGGCTGTCTTTCCTGATATTTTTGTGCAAATCTGCGCAATCCGCATTTTTATAAATTCCTGCCGCACAAGATCCAGATAGTAATCAGCGTGAGTTTCTACAACACACGCATCCATACACGCATTTAGGAAGATCAATTCGCCAGCTTCTTTTAATGTCCCCTGCTGGGCCAGGTAGTTTGATAAAGTTACTGTGTCCACGGCCATCTTTTTTACCATCATTTCGTAAATAGCCGCAACAATGATCTGGCACGGGCGCAACATCCAAGCCTCGGCTTTTAACCTCATCCGATCCCGGGCCACCGGCACCGCCCGGTTAGGATCCAATAACATTCCGCCCACCGCCGCCATTTCAACCTTGTTTTGCTCTTCGCTCATACTTTTTTATCTCCTATTAAACCAATTATTACCCCCAAGCCTTTTTCTGCATCCGGATCTATCCCGTCCGGCACAAATTTTTCTTCTTCCCATTCGTGCCGATCCACCGGCCGTTTTTTTTCCAAAATTTCATCCTTCCAGCGCCCCTGATTAAGCCAAGTCGCGGGATTCGGGATGAACTCTCCATCGTTCTTTCTCCAATCCCGGCTATTTTTCTGCTTTTGCAGCGCGGCCATAATCACCAGAGCTGTCGGATCCAGCTTGCGCCGGATCCATATCCGCTCTGCCGCGTCCTTCCCTCTCTTTTTTGGATATTCTTTCCAAAATTCATCAAACAAGCGAAGCGCCCCTCTCTCTCTTTCTTCATTGTTATCATTCTCTACATTGTTATCATTGTTGTATGTGTGCGGTCGTTGTGCACTCGTTGTGCACTCGTTGTGCGCTCGTTGTGCGGTTACTTGTGCAATTTCTTGATAAGACTTCCAGTTACTTATTGTTATTAAACGGTTTATATTGCTTGTTTGTTGTGTGATTTGTTGTTCGTTTTGGAGAACTTTCAAAATTCTTTCTATCTTATACTCATTTAATCCGGTGTTTCTCATAATTAATTTTCTGCCGGTCAAAAGCTGGCCTGGTTCCAGCGTAATCCGTTTCCCTTTGAAGATTACTTCCTTCCGGGCGTGAGTTGCCGAAAGAAGTAACTCAACCCAAACGTGGACCCAGGCAGAGTTTTTGTATCTTGGATTTTTGCGCATTGACCGATGAAGCGCAATCCACCCTTCTTTTAATTCCACGCTCATTTCACCAAACTCCCCGCGCGCGCGGTAATCTTCCGACAAAATCCCACAATGCGCCGCCGGAATAGACCAGTTTTTCTGACGTAATTTCCATCCCGGGTATAAATCGCGTGTTTTCCCGCACCCGGATCACTATTTTTTCGTCTTTTTCAGCTTCTCCGTCCGCCATAGCCGTCTTTTCCGGACTACGGCGGACCGCCTCCATATATTTTTTGTTTTTAACGTAAATTACCGTCACAACCACCGTCTTTTCCGGGCCTGTCTTTTTCTCCTCTTGCGGAGAAACGTCTTTTATGCCGCATTCCCGCGCCATTTTTAAGGCCCCGTCCTTTGTGTATGTAATTTTCCGCTCCACCGTGTCATAATCAACTCCCTGGACCAGTTTTTTACGCAAACCAACCAGTATTTTTCTTGGCAATCCGATGTCTTTTGCCAGTTTTTCTTCATCTATCGCAAAACTCATATTTACCTCCAATCCGCCAGCGGCGGATTGCCGCGGCGTAGTTTTAAACGAAGCCGGGCTCCGTCCCCTTTGCTAATAATTTTCTGCGTTCATAAACCCATTAGTGTTTCAAGGCCCGCCCGCCGCGCCCGAGACCCCCCCCCGCCCCTTGCGCGCGCGCGCCCGTCAAAATTATAGCGCGCGATTTCGTGCGCCCATGGTCCCGCGCTGCGCCTGGCCCGGACCAGCGCCCGGGCACCAGGACCCGAGCCGGCGCCTGGGCCCGGGTGAATTATCTGCCTCTATGGATCCGCTCCGGATCATCCCTGTTATCATCGCCATCAGCCGGGCCGGGGTCCCGATCCGCCTGTTGCCATGTCGCATAATCGCACTTATGATCCGATTTGCTTTTCCTATCTTATTGATATTGAACATCTTATAATTTCCCCTGTTTTGCCAGGTCCGGGTCCGGATCGGGCCTGTGATTTGGATCAATGTTTACGGGCCTTCCAGAAATCGGTGGGTCGTCTGCCCTATTTGCCGCGGCCGGATCCTGCCCGGCCGCCATGGCCCGCGGATCCGCGCCGGTCCGCTCCGGATCCTGGCCGGCAGCCGGCGCCTGGGCCGCGCTAAACTCGCCGCCTGGATCAGCCGGCGCCGGCGCGCAGGGCCCAGGATTCCCCGGGTGTTCCGATATGGACTTGGCCGCGCTCGGGCCGCCTGGCGCGATCTGGCCCCTGTTTTCTTCCCGGTCCGGCCGCTCGGCGCCGCTTTGGCCCGGTTCCGTGTTCTGGCCGCCGGCGCCTGGTCCGATCTGGCCGGCCGCCTGGGCCCGCGGATCCGCGCCGGTCCGCTCCGGATCCGGGCCGGCAGCCGGCGCCAGGTCCGGGCCCTGCAGGATCTCAACATCAACGGCCCTTTGTTTTTCCGCCGCCGCCCTCAAACCCATCAGATACCGCGCGACATCTTCGTGTGTGGCGCCCTGGGTGACTTCAATTCTTTGTGTGGGTCCGCCGGACAATAGCTCCGCCTTATCGGCCAGGATCCCGAGTAATATACCAAGGTCTTTGACCGGGATCTTATCCACGCTATCCCGAGTGAGCTGGTCCAGGATTGCTTCCAGGCATAACCGGGCCGCGGACCGGCAGCGTTGGGCAATCTGATGTTTTTGTATATCTACGGCCGGCGCTTCGCGGTCCCGGACGGCCAGGACCGTGTTTGGACTGACGGCCAGGATCTTTCCGATCCGGATCGCGCCCAGGCCCTCCGCCGATAAATAAACAATCGCATCGTATTTTGCGGAGTTTGTTTCCTGTAACCGGGCCCCGGTAAAGTTGCCGCTCTTCTCCTCATTTTCCATGATTGCCGGAAGATAATTAGAAAAAAAATCGCCCTGTTTTAATAAAGAAGATGCTTGTTGAACAGTCATAATTTAATTATCCTGGTGGCGCTGGATCAAACGGCGTGCTTGGCTCATATGGGATTGTTCAAAAATACATTGTATCCGAGGTCCGGCGGCCGCCGCCCGTTCGGTCAATGAAAGGTGATTAGCGGTCAAAAAATCGCGGATCCGGATCACAATCTGATCCCAGGACGGCGCGCGCAGTTCGTGATAATTTCCACTTGGCGGCATAATAACGCCGAGAAATTCAGTCGGGCCGCTCTGTCTAATATCAATCCGCGTTATTTTGGACATTGTTTCCCCCTTATTGCTTTGTTTATTTTCTGCCAGTAAAGCAGCGTTTCCGATTGGCGCCATCCATCCGGGCCGCCGTTCCAGATCCGGGCCGCATCCCGGACCGTCACCGGCCGGCCAAGGCGTGATTTTGTGCAGTAGTGTTTGACATAAGCAAAAAAAACCTTGCGCGATAACGTAAGGTCCGTGCAATCGGCAAGGGTATAATGAGCGCCGGTCCAGCGGTTGTAATCAGTCAAGGCGGCCTGGTGGATCTGCGCCGGACCGTAGGCTCGGCCATTATCGCCCAGCGCTTGAATATCGCCACCGGACTCAATAAGAACAACGGCCGCAAATAACGTGATTAAATTCATCCTGTTTTAGCTAGATCCCCAATGCTCCCGGCCCAACTCTCACGGTGGGGAATTTCTGTCAACGCGATCCCGTTTAATTTGCAAAAATCCTCTAAAAAGCGCCGGCATTGATTCCAGGTGTAACCCCTGATTTCGTGATAATCCCCGTTCGCGGCCCGGACGATCCCTAAATATTCGCTATCGTTTATCAATTCAATTTCTGCGCGCGCGGTTGTCATTGTAGTATTCCTTTCAATAAAAAATCCCGGGCTTGTTTCTACAATACCGGGAAAGAAAAGAAAACTTGCGGGAAAAAAAATGATCTTGTATGATTTATCTTATTTGAAAGACTTGATACAACAGAGAGTATATAAAAGCGAATATATCTTGTCCCAAGATATATTATGCGACATGACGTTCCCAAGCGGCCGGCCGGCTTATAGTAATTTAAGGGGTTATTCATCGGTTCGGGTCGGGCCGGGATTAGATAAGGATTTATCCATTTGTAAAGCACTTTAGCAAAAACCGTGTTTTCGTCAAGCACAAAATTAAAAAATCTTTTTGGGCCGCCAGGGCCCGGATCCTGGCCGGCGCAAGGGCCCGCGGATCCGGGCAAGGCCGGAGCATATAGGGCCGCCATCGGCCGATTATAATCTATAGTTACATAGTATCGCATAAGTTCCCTATTGCTTTCCGACCAGGCCCGGCGCCGGGTATGTCATTTGACCGCTTCAATCATCATAATCGCGCCACAAATGACCGTGCTAATGATAAAAATTAAAAAAAACACGCCGACCTCCAGCGCCGGGCCGGCCGCGGATCCGGCCGGGCCTGGCGGTTGTTCATTTCGTATGAATCGGTTTTGAAAGATCCACGCCGGCGTCAATAGCGCACAAGGCGGCCCGTAAATCGTGCGCAAGGTGCCAAACCGTAAGGATGGCGTTTTGTGCTTCCTTATTAGGAACTGCCATAGCACAATCCCAAAGATCGTATATTTCTATCTTTTGAACATTAACCGTTTTCTCTTCTGTTCCCTTTTCATTTAGGATGATTTTCATTATTATTACTCCTTATCTGCGGGACCGGGCCCGTTGTGTTGCGGTCATTATCATTTGATCAATTTCCTTGTGCGGCTTGGCAATCCAGACCGCCAGGATCTCTTCCCGGGTCAACTTCAAGTCCCGGGTCCTGGGATCCCGGCCGATCTGGTCCATCACGGCGCTGGGATCCACCTGGACATAATCCTTATCCTTGAAGGTTACTTGGACATCATCCGCGTTAAACACATTTACGCGGGCCTGTTTATCCAGGACAACCCCCTGCCCTTGCGCCAGGGCCAGGACAACGAGCATTTGAACGTCTAACATAGTTTTGCTCCTAATGAATTAAGATCGTCAACCGTCCAAACTTGGTTGCCGATCAGGTTAATTTGATAGCGGAGTTTATATGCCGGCGTGTCGCAATCGTCTTTGCCGGCGCGGACCAGCTCAACCGTATGGCGGCCGATCTGGATCCGTGTTCCGGTTTTAAGGTTTTCCGGAAGATTGCCGTAATCTTGTTTGACTTGATTCTTCACTATACACCTCCGGCCGATGTATAGAGCAGGGATCGTGCCAACGCAAGGGGATTGCGTTAGATTTTCTTCGGATAAGTTTTCCGCTTTGCGCGGAGCTTGCGGTAATAATCACTATTGCCGCGGGTTTTGGCCTGGCCGGTGCCGGCCCGGCCGCCCTGGCGCCCGAGATCAGAAAGGAGCTTGCTTAATAGTATCTTGTCGGATTTTCTCATTTTTGCGATTCACTTTCTCAAATACGCAAACGGCTTGCGTAGTTTATTACCCGTCATATATAAAACTGTATCGGGCCTTTAATTGCTTTGACCAATACCCTCGGGCGTGATCCAGGACCGCGGCAATATCAGCCGGATGGATCGCATAAGTTATGCTCGGCGTGGCCGGCTCAAAGGCAATCGGCATACCGACCAGGCAAGCTGTTTTGTTTTCCGGAAAATTCGTTGGATATATAGGATCTGGCCGGAAGGATATAATCGCACCGCCAGATGATCCAAAACTGATCGGGGCCGATAACTGGATAATCCGGCAGTTAGAGTCTTTATATGGCAAATAACGGAAACCGGAAATAATACCGTCAACAATGGACCAGGTTCTCAAATTAGGATGTCCAACCGCATAAACCCTCTCGGCGTAATTAACTTCCGGCTTTTCTGGCACCCGCAACTGGTGAAGGATAGGCACATCGGCCGCCAAAAGCAGCGCTGTAATATCGCCGTGATCCGGGACCATCGCCAGGCCGAAAGTGTCTATCACATCGCCATAATAGAATTTACCTTTATCAGCCCGGATCGTCACGCGCATACTGAAATACGGAAAATCAACAATATGGGCCGCGGTTAAAACGATCCCGCGATCATCTACAATAACCCCCGATCCGGTGGAAATTATATTGCCCTGCCGATCAAATAATTCCACAACGCAAACGCTATCCATAGCCCATTTTAATCGGCTTTGATACCAATGATTGTCAGGCTCTTCGCCTTCCAAGATCCCGGCCGGACCCAGGGCCGGCCAGGTCAAGGCAATTACAAGCACCAGGTAATAAATAGCTTTCATACCTTGTTTTGGAGCAATAATAATGCCAAGGCAAGCGATTGTAAAGCATTATTTTAAGATTTCTTTAAGGACCGCGGATTTCAGAGCCCGGGTAGGCTGGCGTATATAGTTACGGATCTCCGGCGGCGCGTAGGCGATGCCGGCCTTGTCCATTAAATACTTAAAATGGATCCAGTAATAGCGTTGTAATTCAAGCTCGGCCGGTAATGGGATTGGAGTTGTCTTAAAACTTTCATCCAGGGCCGCGCCTTCAATCAGCTGTATAAATTCGTCTTGGGTTAATTTACCGCCAGCGCGCAACCGCAGGATCATCTTATCTTCTTCAATCCGGATTTCCGCCTGGCGATCCAGGGTCGGGAGCGTTGAATTGCGCATCCGTTCCCGGTAGCCATTATTTGATATTTTAACATATCCCCTTATTCCGGGCGTATGGCTCAAAATTTTCTCCCACTTAGATTTCGGTAATTCGTCAACACGCGGCTGTTCAATCGGTCCGGCTATACTGCCAAAAAGCTGATTACCAGTATATTGCAGCATGGCCTTCAACCCTTCAAGACCGCGGACCTGGGCCTGGTTCTCATTCAAAGCAAATCGCATACGATATTCATCATACGGATTGCCGCCGGTCATATAATTACTCCAATCTACCACGGTGCCTATAACTGGATTGATCCCTGGTAATTGGCCGGCCGTGTATGCCATTAAATCCGACAACATCTTTAATTTTGGCGCTTCGCTCAAATCCCCCACCGTGGACCGTAGCAATACATCAAATGCCGCGGAAAATACCCTTTCGTTCTCCGATAATGGCAGCGTTAAATACATTACTTTGTGCTCCGCCCGATCATACCATCCTAACGGTAAACAATGACTATTGCGCCGGTCAAAATCGCTCGGGCCGTCCTGGTATTGCTTCACCCCGTCCGGCATTTCGTCAAACCGTTTCTTTAATATTAGCCCTATCCCACCGCCAAGCAGCAGATATAATCCCAAGCGCGGGATCAATGTCCGCCGGATCATGTTCAGCGTTGTTTCCCAGGGCCGGCCTTCCCATCCGCCCCCACCCTTAAAAGCCCAACCCAAGGACCGCATACCTTCCTTCCAGGGATTGAAGAACATCCGGACAAGTTCAATCATCCGGGATCCAGCGCCCTTCTGCCAGAAGTTAGGCGATCCGGCCCAAGTATGCGCTGCGATCAATTTCTTCCATTCCGGCTCTGTGCTTCTGCGGTCCATCCGGATCATGCCGTTAATCTTCGTCATACTTTCTGATACCGGCCCCGCGGCCGCTATTACGTCCCGGACCACTTGCGCCATAAATTTTATTACCGAAACTTTATCCGGCGCGTGTCCCAAAGATTGTAATTTCTGTTCGGATCCTGCCAGCGCGTTCCCTCCATAATACACCCCCTGCTGGCCCACAAACCCGCGCCGGAGCGCATCCTGGCCGATAACATTTGGCCGGCCCCTGTATATGCTCACCGCGGCCTTGAACGCCGGATAAGCATACCGCGACCAAGCCCCTCCAGGCAACCCGGGCACCCAATTCATCCAATCCCGGCTTGTCCCGGGCATAAGTATATTATAGGTCCTTATATCGCGCTGCACGTTCCGCGCGATAAAGGTAGGGTTAAACCGCGTCAAAATACCCTTCTGGATATTGAACGCCGTAAATGCCACTTTCATCCACATCTGGACCTCATCTGGCCGGGCAAACATCAGCGCATCCACCAGCACCCGCGGGCCGTAATACCCGGTCAACTTGCCGTCATGTAGGACCGTTACGGTCCCCACTTTGTCATTATCAATTATCTTGATCTGCATCCGTTGTTCGCCCTTGTCAAAAACTTCTTCCGCCGGCTGCCATTCTTCCTTAAAAGGCGATCCTGCCGACATTAACCCGTTTAACACGCTATATTTCATATTCTCGCGCTCGGCCATTGAGATCAGCCGCATCATCTTCTGGACCGTTGCCGTATATGGGCTTGCTACAGGAAATAGGGTTCCATACTGTTTAAATATATGGCTGGTAATCCCGGATCCAAACCGCGTTTCAAACATGGCCTTCAAAGTATCTTCCGGCGGCGTTCCCAGGCGATTAACCTGAAATGTTGCGTATGCGTCCCTGGCGTCCAGGTCCGCCATCATTTCATCACCGTATATATTGTAATGCCTTAACCGGTCCAGGGCCTCTTCTTTATATACTGCCCGGAATTTCTTTTGCAATTCTTCCATCACGTTAAACGCCTGGCCGGACCGTTTCCGCATTTCGGCCAGCATTTCCCCACTTGACTTGCGATTATATCCCCACGGCCGGGCTATCTCCCCAGCCGCCGGCCGGTCCAGGAGCACCCGCAAATGGAATAAATATTCATCAAAATCAATTATCTCCAACCCAGCCTTGAATAGCGGCCGCATTACGTCATTCTCCATCCGCAGCAGCGCTCCGTTTTGCATTGGCGCCCGATACAAATACCGCTCCATACTTCCCAGGGCCGTGCCCATCAGGTCCTTGTCCGCAATCTTGACGATCCGCTGCTCCAGCGGGCCTAATTCCCGATCCACTTGCCGCCTGGTAATATCCTTCCACTCCCGCCAGGTCCGCTCATTCATCTTGTCCGCCCAGGATTGCATATCCTTGGCAGATTGCTTCATATCTTCCCTCATAATCCGGTCCCGGTTAGGATACAGGGCGCTTGTCTTTATATCTTCCATTACCTTCTCATAGGCCGCCCGGAACTCCGGCTTGCGCGCCATATAGGCATAAAACATCTTGTAGAAATTAGGCGCGCGCTTCTGGACCGCGGCCGGATTGTTTAACAGGACTGACAAAGTTTCCGCATACATTTCATGCGGCGTCCGATCAAAATATTCCGGGATCTCTTCGGTCCCGTGCCACCAGGCGATCATACTGCGCAACTCTTCTATTACATCATTATACTTTACCAAGCCCTCCGCCTCCAGGGCCGCTTCAATCTTCTCCGCGTAGATCTTCTTAATCAACTCCGCCAATTCCTTCTCGTCCGGGTTCTTCCCGAGTTCGGCCCAGGCCTCTTTCTGCGCCGCCGCCCGGATCTCCTTTCGGATCTCCGGCGCCAATCCTTCATCATCGCCCGGCTTGGCCGGAAATGTTTTCATCATAAAATTATGCAAGGTGGCTATATGCGCAAAGATATTCCCGCGCCCCTCAACCGTGTGTAACGGATCCCAATCAGCTGCGTGGCCTAATTCGTGCGCCAGGACACTTGCCGCATACCAGGCCGGCTTCCCTGCGCGCTCCGTGCGTAATAATTCAACCTGGCGCTCGTATTCCTCTTTGATCAATTTCTTGGCCGCAGCCGGGTCCGGACCGCCCATTTCGCCGGGCTGGCCCATAATCTCCGTTGCTACTTTCTGTAATATCTCCGCCTTTTCGTAGGTAGTCACCAGGCCAAACGTGCTGGCCTTAATTTCTATCTCCGATTCATCCCCGGACCACTTAAACCGTCCCAGGGCCCGGCCCAGGCGCCGCTTCACCCGTGGATATTTACCAGTTAATTGCCGGGCGATCTGGACCAACTCGGGCATTTCAATCGGGAATATGCTATATCCCGGATCATCAGCCGGCGGCAAGGCCGGCGCCGGGATCCCGTAATCAGCCCCGGTCTGGAACATACCCATTCTTTCGGTCCGCTCTATCTCCGATTCTTCCGGCTTGCCAGGGACCGGCACGGCCGGCTCGGGCGCTCCGGCGGGCCCCGCTCCGGCCGTAACCCCCTTCATTTCCGCGTTAGCCGTTTCCAAGATTGCATCCCGGATCCCGGCCAACCGCTCTGCGTGTTCCCCAAGGGCTTTATCAAACATTTCCGGTGTGATCTCTTTAACCCCATTTGCGGCCGCCCAGGCCTTCAATACCCGGGCCCCCTTCTGGATCAACGCATATTCCTTTTCATCCCTGGCTTGTGCCGATTCAACCCCCACCGTTAATAACTCCCCGGATTGTTTTGCAATCTTCTTCTCTTCTTCCGGGAATAATACCCCCTGCTCCTCCCCGGCCTGTAACTTTGCGGCGGCCTTATCCAGCTTGGCCTTGCCCCTTACCGCTTGCGCTGTAAATTCCGTCCAGCGCTTTTGCGCCTCGGGCTCTTTAATCCGGCCGGCATCCAAGGCGTCAATCAACGCCGCGGCCTTGCGCTGGATCTCCTGGCCCAACAACTGATCTGTATCCATCCTGGCGGCTGCTTCCCGCTTACTGGCCGCGATATTCTCCAACTGGACCCTGAAAACTGTTTTGGCGGCGCCTTCTACAATTACCCCCTGCACCGGACCCTGCACCGTCTTGGATTTCATTTCCGCCCCCAGGTCCGCCAGGGCGCCGGCCAGGTCAAGTTTTGGCTGTGCACCGCCCGCGGGCCCACCCCGATACTCTGCCGATCCGGATTTCGGCTTGACACTTAAATCATTTACAATATCTTCGGCTGCCGGCGCCGGCGCTGGGCCCGGCGCGGCCGGCTGGGCTCCCGGCGCCGCCAGGCCCAATTTTGCATACACCTGGGCCACCAGGTCCTCGTTCTCGGCCCAATGCTCCCATCGTTCAAGCTCCTGGGCCAGCTTCTCGCCTACAGCCTTCAATCCGCCAGGATCCGTAACGCTGATCCCGTATTTCTTTGCCAGGTCCTTGCGCTTGGCGGCTCCGGCCCGCTTGCCGGCCCGGACAACCTCCAGCTCTATCTTGATCCCTTTCTTAATCTCTTCCGCGGCCTTGCCCTGGGCTATGGCGGCCTGGTATGCCGCATCGTTCACATTACCAAATAGATCACCCTGGGACGTTTGCGGCATGGCGCTTGCCTTCGCCATCCGGATCGCCGCGTTAAGGAAATTACGCAATTCTTCCGGCGGCATCTTGGCTATGGCCTGTTTTATGCCAACCGCTTGCCAGCCGGCATCGTTCGGGGCCACATCGGCAATCACTTCGGCCTGGTCCGGCGTTATTCTTTCGTTTGTGAAGGCGTCAATGAGATCGGATTGCTCGGGCTTGCCTGCCCCGGCGGAGCCTTCGGCGTAGCCTGGGTCGGCGCGGGGCGCCGCTTTGAAAGCGATTGTGGTAGCTTTCCGGCCGCCCGGTCCTGTTCTATCCCCCGCTTCCAGCGCCGCATCCGTTCCGTATGCGCCTGCGATGTTCCGCAACAAGTTGACTTGATCATATATTGTCCCCTTTCCGTCTGCTATGTTTATTTCTGCCGCTAAAATCCTTGCGTGATGGGGCGTGAATCCGTCCGCCTCCCTGATGATCTGCACGTTATATTCTTTTACACCTTCCCTGGTCCCAAGATCAACCCGATAATGCCCGTTCGCGGCAATATATTTCTCATTACCGGTTAAACCGTATTCAGCCGGATTGGCCGGCTCCCACAATAACAATAACCCGGACTTAAACTCATCCCAGGGCCCCTTCAATCGGCGCTTATTTACCGTGCCGGATACTGCCTCGTCAAAATCCTTAAACTGCATCAGCTCGGGCCGGACCGCCACCAAAGGCGCCGCTACGCGCGTCACCCGCGCCTTTGACTTATCAACCAAATGCCAGGGCCCCAGCTTCCCGCCCTTCTGCTCAACTATGGCCGGTATATCCGGCACTCCGCGGGCCGCTATCTCCCGGGCCCGGATCTCCGGATTCGCCCTGGCTTGGCGGGCCAGCTCTGCCGCCCGAGCGCTTTCGGCCACCTTTGACGCCGCGCTCTGCTGGACCGAATACTCAATATCCTTAACGGCATCATCTATATCTACATCGTTCATTCCCCTTTTACGGAATAATTCCAGCGTGGATTTTACATCTTCCGGATTATATCCCACCGCCGTCAGGCGTTCTTCAAATGTTAGCGCCGGCCCAGGCGCCGGGCCTCGTTCTCCACCCTGGATCTGGCCGGGGATCCCTTCTTTTTGTGCTTGAAGTATTCCACCTCGCTCAACCGGTGCTCCGCCTGGCCCTCGTTCGGGTATGGGCCGCCCAAGTTCTTGCCCTTGCGACTGAATACCTTGAATCCCCCCTTGACTTCTTTGATCATATTCGCCTCCTGGTTCCGGGCCCTGCACAACCGCCTCGGCGGCGGCCGGCGGCGTCCCGCCTGTTATATTTACTTTTCGTCCTTTTGATAAAGCATCTCGTAAAACAGGGATCATATCCACCCAGGCGCGCCGTTCGGACGCCTGAACATCTAACCCCGTTTTCCCGCGCGCATAAGGACCCGGCTTTTGTCCAAGTTCATCCAGATAAGCGTTGACATCTTGGACAAGCCGCACTTCGCCTTCGTTTGCCCGATTGGCCGCCACGCGCCGGACCATATCCGGAAATTCTTTCTGAAATCGCTCCGGTGTCCAATCGTATTGTTGATAAAATACCTTTGGAAGCAAATGCGCCGCCGCCGCGGATCCGGCCCCAAACGCCGCAAACCCGGCCGTGGTTTCAATGGTTTGTAATACTTTCTGGCCGGCTATCTCCCCGGCTGTTTCTGTCGGTGTAACTACCGGCATTTCTGCCGCGCCGTATGCCAGGCCGGCGCCAGCGCCGGTTGCCGCCCCTTTTAAAACCTTCTGCCCCAGGGTCCGGGCCGCCACTTGCGGTAATACTTTCTTCGCTATCTTTGATCCGATACTTGCGATCCCGGCGCCAGGTGAAGCCGCAAACCCTACTACCGTCCCTAACGCACTTGCCAGGAAATCCGATAATGTTTTAACCTCTTCCGGTTCTATCTCCCGCGCCATTTGATAAGCCCGGGCCACTTCTTGCGCGGATGCGGTCCGTTCTTCCGGCGTCATTTGATCTGCCCGTTCCAGATCGCGTGATAAAATATGCCGCCCGTAATAAGAAAAACCCGCCGCTGGCGCGTTCATCGCCGCGGTTGATAATGCGGTTTTACCCGCCTTTACCATAAAACTGCTTTTGGCCGGCGGCGCGCCGGTGACTAAACTCTCAAAAGATTTTATGTTTTCAACGTCATAAAGCGCCTTATTTATTTCAGCCTTGTATGCCTTCTGTCCTTCCGTTTCCACCGCCGCGCTCGTCACTATCGCGGGCGTTTGCGTCACCCCGGCAATCTGCGGCCCGCCCACCAAAGCGTTTGACGCGCCGGCGGGCTGACCCTGCAAGCCAGGCGCGGATCCGGCCGGCGTGGATGCCTGGGGCACGGTAATAGGAATCATCCCAGGATCACCGAGCGGATCCCTTATCCCCGGGTCCCCGAGCGGATCCGTTGGCGCGGTTGCAAGTCCTGGGTCCCCGAGCGGATCCACCGGTGCCTTTTGAAGTCCCGGATCTCCTAATGGATCTTTTATAGCCAAGTTATAGTGCCATCCTGATTACGTTTATAATTGCGTTTTGCCGCCGCGGAGTAAAAAGTCCCTTCCGTTGCGGTCGGTGCCGCGGCCGCGGGTGTTGGCGCTGCCGCCTGGGCCGGCGCCGGTGCGGCCGCGGGTGCCGGCACGGTCGCCGTTGCGGCCGGCGCTGCAACTGGCGCGGATCCGGGTGCGGCGGCCGTTCCCGGTCCAAACTTCAACAACATCATATCCAATAACGCTTGATCTTTCTTTGCCCGTTCGTCCATATGGTTTTGTTTGCTTTCTTCAATATTTGCCTTCATTCTCATTATAAATTCGTCCTGGGCCTGTTTCGCGGTTATACCTTCTTTCATCATTCTTTCTTTTAATTCCCTATCAGCCCGCCGGTCGTCCATTTCTGTTTCCAATCTATTTGCAGACGTTTGCGCGTTTGTTTCCGCTACATCGCGTTTCGCGTCCGCGCCCGTTACCGCCACCTTTTCCCGCGATTGTGCGTTTATCGTTGCCGCCTGGCCTATTGCCATAGCCTTCGCAATATCCCCCTGCCCCTGGTATCGCGCCATATCCACGGCCGCAAGGTTTGTCTGCTCCCTGGCCCGCCCCCTCGCCCGCTCTTGAAGTGTTTGCGCGGCGCCGCGCCGGGCCGCGCCGCTGATCATCGCGTTCCGGCTGGCCCGTTCCAATACTTCATCCGTCATTCCATACCGCAAGGCCGCGTTCTCCTGTAAAGTCCGGCTCTCGGGCTGCTGGATCGCTACATTTTGGCTGGCGGCCGCCGACACTCCGTTACCCCGATACTCCGATACTCCACTACCTCCGATCGGCGCCATCCGCCCCGCCGGCGTCTGCGGGATCACATTGATCCCCATCCGGGCCGCGGCCGCATTACTGGCCGAATTAAAATCCGCCCAGGATTGCTTTGCCCGGTCCAATGCGGATTGCCCGCCCAGGATCTCGGGTGTTGGCGGCCTGGCGATTGGCCGGGCCGCTATATGCTGAAACATACTGCCTGGTTGCGGCCGCATTGTTTCCCCGCCTACATTTATCGCGCCAAGCCGCATATTAGGCGCGGACGGCTGATCAAGCGCCTCGCGCATTTTCCGCCGCCGCTCTGCTTCATCATCTTCAAAAGTTGTCCCGATCCTCATTTGATATACCATAGCTCACCTCCGATTTTATTTTATAAAATCGCCGCGGCGTAGTTTCTCAACGAAGCCGGGCGCCTTCCTTTCACCAATACCTGTTCGTGCAATACTGAAATTTCCATTCCGCGCTTGCAAACGGCGGACCAAGCATATAGCCAATACAAGCCGACTTGTTAAAATTAGTTCCCCCCGCTTCCGTTGCATCAAAATCAGCGAAATCAACCGGCGGTGTTGCTAAATCACCCCCGAAAGTAAACGGCCAATTAGTGTTAGAAGTCCAGTCCCCTTCCTCTATCATATTATACACGTCCTCTGTTAAGCCCAAGCCCTGATCGTCATATAAATTATAATCAGCATACGTTCCTTCTGACGACCACGCCCAATAACTTACCTTATGTTCAATATTGGTTGTCAGCCATGAATCATAATCCACAGTCCGCTTGATTAACCAGCATTGATAAAATAAGTGGTTTGTGCCAAAACTATTCGTCCTCATGACCGCATCGTGATGATCCTCGTCCCAATCATTATAAACGTCATAATAGTATGATGTTACCTGTCCGTAAATTCCAACCTGTCCATATTCATTGTTAATTACAGGATACCATCCAACTACATTGGTTGATCCAATTTTTGACCAGGATGGAATATATGTGCTTAAATTTTGGGTTATATACCAGGTTTCTTCCTCATCATCATAAACAAAAAACCATTCGGCATCATTCCGCACCCAAAGAGGATCCGCAAACTCATATTGCCCCGAACAGTCCGGCCCCGGAACGGCATTCGTATCCGGATCGCCCCCACCAGGCCAGCCGACCCCGTCACACATCGCCCAAACATTCCCGTTCGCGCTTTTAAACTCCACAGCGGTCCCGGGCGGTAAACATCTCCACGCTTCATCCTCGTCATATTCATCAGACGACCAGGGGTATGCCATAGCCCATACTATATTAAAAATCCCCGGCGTCTGGTATTCAAGGGTGCCATTTATAGACTGCAACTCCGCAACTGATGGTAAATGCCAGTTCGTAAAATAGTATCCAGCCGCCCCGTTATGCCCTTCACAGGCAATAAAAGCGTTTGACCAGTTATAAGTAGGCCCTTCAATCGCTTTCGCCCATACATACCCCGTATTCCTGTCCTTGACACAGTTTATCACCCGCGGATCTGTCCCAACTATAAAGCGGTTTGTGCCATTCGTAGTCCATATTTTCCCGTCATTATTTGTCAATACCGCTATCAAATCCGTCCTGACAAAATCGTGATGATGCTCCGTCCAATCATACCATTCTAAAGGTGTAGATTTGCCCGGAAAATTCGTTGCCGATCCACCGCCTTGTGCAACGTAATTAGACCAATGAGCTCCCTTGCAATACGCTTTTGGAACATCTACCATTGGTGTAAAATTCGTATCAAAAGCTGCATAGTTAGCTTCCGCATCTGCCCGCGCCTCATCCCACGAATTTGATCCGTGCCCCACCCCCTGCCAAGTTATATATTTTGGATACTTTGCGCTATGCCAGCTCTTCTGTAATGACCAAATGACTTTATACCTTTCCCCTAAATCCTCCGTGTATATCTGCCAGGGATAATCACCATAAGTTGCGGCGTTAGTCGTTATAACCACATCGTTCGGCCAGTTAGTTAAACTCGCCCAAACAACTCCGCCCGTTGCTGTCCAACTCGCGCCATAATTAACGACCTGATTATAAGCCGATGTATAATTATTCGTTGTCGGGAATGTTGCCCCATTTGTCGGCCAGTAACTTGTATAACAGACGTGCCAATTTGTCTGGACCGGATTTGTCCAACACGGGACGCTGGTAAACTGACTTGTCCTGTCCCCGATCCCGAGCGAAGCCCAAAGTCCAGTAATAGTCAACGCATAAACCCCGGTTGAACCCTCATAAAGCGTGTTCGTATCCTCATACCAAACCACAGTTTCTTTGATTTTCGGGTCTAAACTCACCAGAATACTCTGATCCACCTGCCATCCGATAGAGTTCGTTACCGCATTTGTCACATAACCTCCAGCCCCGTCACTATCAACCCAATACCGGACAAAGTTTGTCGGCGGGTCAACGCTGTAATTATTTGTGCTTGATTGCGTGGCGATACACCGCTCACACTCGCCCAAAATTAACTCCGCAACGTCCTCTTGTTTAACCTGATGTCTTGTATTATTCACAATGTATATTGTAGTCCCAAGCGTTATCCCCGCCAGGACCGCCCACCCGTATTTTAATGATGTAAATGAAAATGCCATTCGTTAGGCAAAAACTCCCGGTATTGTTATACTACCAAGATGATGTATATTCCCCGCACTAATACTCGCCGCGCCATCCGTTAAAGTTACTTTATACAATAGCCAGTTTAATGTTGTGGCCGTATGCTGCGGAAAGACCCGGCGGGACGTTACGCTTGCCGCCCCGCCCCCAAAAGCATACGAAACATAAATATATGTATTATCCGCCGCGATCGTAATGGGCGCTCCCGCAACCGTAATTGCCGGCCGGATCCCGTGAAATATATAACCGCTCTTTACCGTCACTATTGCCGCGCTGATTGAAAAACCGAACGCAAAATCGGAATAATCCATCGCGGCAGAGCTGCCTATCCAGCCCGCAGAACGGGCGCAGGCATCCCCGGATTCCGCAGGGGCGCCTCTTAAAGCGCCAATCTCGCCTTCCAGCGCCGCGATCCGGCCCAACAAAAGCATTAGCGGGCTTTGTATGCTTTCATCCCCCATTTATCCCCCATCCCCCCAAGCCCCATAACTCCTGCTTAATTTCCGGGAATGATAAACCGCTATCCCGCCCACTAAACCCTTAAACTCTGGCGGCTTGCTATCCGCGTCACCGTTGTTAATTGTGCTCCACGCTGTTGTTAAACTTATTCCCCAATAATCCACGACTGTAATTGTTACCTCCCTGGTCCCGTAACGGTTTACCGGGAATTTAATTGCATCAGTCCACTTTTCAATATCAAGTAATGTTGCATTAAATGTCCCCAGCGTCCCGTAAAATGTCGTCATATTGGCGCTGTCATAGGCCTGTTTTATGATCGTAAAATTGAACAGATCCTTATATTGGCTCGGCTCTTTTGAAACGCTATTATTTGACGCATTTGTTAAGCTGGCCGCCGTCACCGCTGCCTCAAACTGCGCCTGGGTCCCGTTTACCCCCCGGGCATAATACGAATTACCATACCGGTCCGTATATGACACCGATGTTAGAACATATACCCCTGTCCGGACCCTTCGGACCGTTGCGTATTTCCCCGCCTCGGTCGGTTTATTGGCAACTTCAATAACCGTGCCGGTCGCTAACGCTTCGTCCGCAATAACGCTGCCTTCCGTATGTAATGCTTCTGCGATCGTTTCCAAGGCCGATTTCTCAAAACTATCCGCGGTCTGATCCTTCACCGTGACCGTTTCTACTATATTCCGGTATTTACCCGCCTCGGTCGGAGCTGAACTGCTCCGCACGATTGTCCCGGCCGCCGCACTCTGCGCCCCCGTCTGCGCCGCCGCTTCCGTGTTCGTAACTTTTAACGCCGATGCCGCCGCGCTATCATCCCCCGCCGTTGCGGTCTGGTCCTTGACCGTGACCACTTCCTCAACGGTCTGTGTCCGGCCCGCCTCGGTCGGCCGGTTCTCATTCCGCTTAATGGTCCCGGCTGTGGCTGTGGGTGTCCCCAAGGCTGTCGCATTCTCCGTATGAAATGCACGGGATACACTCTTTGCGGCGCTATCTTCCGCGCTGGTTGCGGTCTGATCTTTAACCGTTACCACTTCTTCTGTTGTCTGCGTCAAACCCGCCTCGGTCGGCCGATTCTCGTTCCGCTTAATGGTCCCGGCCGTGGCTGTAGGCGCCCCCAGGGCCGCCGCATTCTCGCTATGAAATGCCCTCGTTGCTGATTTCGCGGCGCTATCTTCCGCGCTGGTTGCGGTCTGGTCCTTTACCGTTACCACTTCTTCAACGGTCTGCGTCCGGCCCGCCTCGGTCGGCCGGTTTTCGTTCCGCTTGATCGTCCCGGCCGTGGCTGTAGGCGCCCCCAGGGCCGCCGCATTCTCGCTATGAAATGCCCGGGTTGCTGATTTCGCGGCGCTATCTTCCGCGCTGGTTGCGGTCTGATCCTTGACCGTGACCGTTTCTACCATATTCCGGAACTTGCCCGCCTCGGTCGGTTGTGAACTCTGCCGGATGATCGTCCCGGCCGCCGCGCTGGGCGCGCTCGGGGCCGCCGCCGCTTCCGTGTTCAATACCTTCACCGCATTGGCCGCCGCGCTATCATCGCCCGCCGTTGCGGTCTGGTCCTTGACCGTTACCACTTCTTCCGTGGTCTGCGTCAAACCCGCCTCGGTCGGCCGGTTTTCATTCCGCTTGATCGTCCCCGCCGTAGCCGTAGGCGCTCCCAGGGGTGTCGCGTTCTCGCTATGAAATGCCCTGGTTGCTGACTTCGCGGCCGAATCCTCCGCGCTCGTTGCGGTCTGGTCTTTTACCGTTACCTTCTCTACCACGCTCCGTAACCGGCCCGCTTCCGTAGGTTGCAATTCTACCCGGTTGATCTCCCCGGGCGTTGCCGCCGGATCCGCCGGCGTGCTTGCGTTCTCCGTGTTTAATACCCGCGCCACCGATCGCGCCCCGCTCTCTTCCTTGCTGGTTGCGGTCTGATCCTTTACCGTGATCACTTCTTCCGTGGTCTGCGTCCGGCCCGCCTCTGTGGGCCGGTTCTCGTTCCGCTTAATGGTCCCGGCCGTGGCCGTAGGCACTCCCAGGGCCGCCGCATTCTCGCTATGAAATGCCCGGGTTGCTGATTTCGCGGCGCTATCTTCCGCGCTCGTTGCGGTCTGGTCCTTGACCGTTACCGTTTCTATCATATTCCGGTATTTACCCGCCTCGGTCGGCGCCGAAGTCTGCCTGATGAGCGTCCCCGCCGCCGCGCTGGGCGCGCTCGGGGCCGCGGCCGCTTCCGTGTTCAATACTTTCACCGCATTGGCCGCGGCGCTATCATCACCCGCCGTTGCGGTCTGATCAATAACCGTTATCTCTTCCTTTTTAAGATCAAACGAGCAATCCTCGTTCTTGGTAATTGCCCTCCGATTGATTTTACCCGCTTCCTGGGTAATTGGTAACAAGGCGCTGTCCGTAGTCCCTAGTTTCTCCGTGGTCTTTCCCGTTGCAGCCGCCGATAATGCGCTGCTATATTCCGCTACATCCTGGACAACCCTTGTCCGCTTTTCAATGTAGCCCGAATAGGTCCCGAATTTCTCATGCACCCGGAACGCTTCTATCTTGTAACTTACGCCAGCGGTTGAAGCCGGGACCGTAGGCAGGGTTGTTTTGCCGAAAAATGTTTCGTATATTTCTACTATATATCGGCATCCATTTTCCACAGTAACAGTCCCGACACTTTTCTCTCCTGCAAAAAGCTCCTGGTAAAGCCGTAAAACCTTCCCGCGGCCCCCTTCCCGGTCCACCATCTTCGGATATATCGCCCCACCGTTCCAGGTCCCGGCCCGGGCCCATTGTGTCCCCTTCATAGGATCCACAACCGTTGTAGCCGCGGCCGCGTTCACCGCCGATGTATAATCTTCCAGGTAATCCACCAGCGCATCCAGATCTTCCCGGCTAATCTCATCCCAATACCGGATTATAAGGTTCGGGTTTGTCCCGTCCTTATTGATAGACGTATCCTGGATCGCCTTCGCCTCCGCCAATATCTCCCGTATTCTTACTGCTTCCAATTTTACCTCCGATTTTGCTTCAAAATTGCCCCCCGTAGCTCTCCGGCGTAGGGGGGCTATTTATCACGCCTTTAGCGTGATTTCCTCACCAAAACCACCAAATGGAGATCGTGCTTGTTCAACAAATCTTCTATCGCCTTTAATTTCTTTACCACTTGCGCCAGGTATGCCTTCGCTATCTGCTCCGCCACCGCTGGACACTCCACAATCAGCGCCACTACCCCCTGCTTCCCCGTTGATTCTGCATAAAACAATGCCTGGCCGCAGCCCTCGGCCCATTTATGCAGAAAATCCAGCTCAACAACATAATCCGGCGTTGCCACGTCAATCCGGCCATACGGGATTACAACCTCGGTTTTCCCGTTCCATAACTTCGCCAGGGCGTCACGCCAGGCCGCCTCGGGCGCGTTTGCCGGCAGATCCAGCGGAATCACGTCCCAGGCAAAACACGGTCCAACACACAAGATCAAAATTACAATCAATCTCTTCATACCCCCTCCGTCCTGATTATTTTTGCAATCCATTCGTCCAGGATCTTATCACCTTCCCATAGGCAACCCAACCATTGACGCATTAAAATATCGTTACTTTTAATCCCAAACGGGATCCAGCCCACCTTCCGGACCGTCCGGTATTTCAACCAGGCACAAGCCGGCTGCTCGCACCGCAGCCCATCCAGCATATCTTCGTCAATCTCTTTGCGCGGAATAGGCCAATTACATAAATAATCATATACAGCATAATCGCAATCGTGGCCGGCAAATGTCCGTAATGTTTGTGGATCATAAGGATCCCAACCAAATAAAACTTGTGTAATCCACGGATAACTCCCGCCATCAAAAGGCAACCCCCTCGGCCTGATCCGGTATCGCCCGCGCCGGTCCCTGAATTTTACATCATCCAGAAGAATCGCATCCCCGCGCTTTAACCTGTGGATCCGCGGCGGAAATGTAAAGAACGCCGGGGACCCTATCTTCGGATCAACCGGTGTAACCGGCAAAAGGATTGGCGGAATCCGTATGCAACCATCCTTCATCCCTTGATCGCCTTTGCCGCCCTGTGATTCTTCCACCAGGACCAGATAATCGGCACAAGCACCAGCACGCCGCTGACTATCTGCCCTATGGCTTGCACAATGGCGTCTTGCTGCTCCGCCGATATAATAAACCCTGATCCGGCCAGGATCCCGAGCAATAATCGGACCATACTCCCCACTTGCATTTTACCCATTCCGTTACCCGCCTTTCTTATGATTATCTGTTTCATTCTTATTCTTCCTGAACAACCGGCCTAAAACCTTCCGGACCTTCGGGATTATATCCGCTTCCCATACCGCTTTTACTATTGCGATTATGGCTACAACATCCATCCTACCCTTCCCTTTCCGCCCTGGCCTTAAAATGGCAGCGCGGGCATTCCAGCTTGCCATTGATCGGCAATTTGACCCGCCAGGAGCGCGTGCACCGTTCGCAATTTGCGCGGGTCACGCCCCGGCGGTCTATAGTATAGGTGATCTTGTCTTTTTTGAGCAGGGCAAACATCTCGTGGTCGGTCATGGAGAGTTTCGGTTTCATCAATAATTCATCCCATAAACGCCGTCCACTTTTGCCATAGCATCAGCCTGCGCCCTGCCCTTGGCCTTCCACGAATAGAGGTTATGCTCGGCCACCCACACCGGGACGTTGGTTTGCGAGCAGAGATAGGCAACCTCGGCGGCCATGTCTGCCGGAGTCCGCAGGTCGCCGTCCTTTGGGTGATTTGTCGTCTCCAAGCACCAGCACGTTGCGGCAGAAGGGACGGGTCGGGTCAGTATCCACTTGCCGTTCCGCTTGGCCGTGTTCTGCTCATGGCTCCCGACAAAACGCATCGGGGCAAACTGTTTAATGATCTCTATTCCTTGATTGACTTTAGCCGTGCTCCAATATCGGTTTGTCTCGCATCCGACCAGATGTATGTCAATCAGCTCGTAAAGCGTTTTGCAGGCAGTTTGCAAATAATAAACGTGCTTGCTATCGTCGCAGTCCAGAATCGGATGATACTTTGCGCCGGGGATTGCTGGGCCATCGTAATGCGCCACGGCAGTCATAAGCCCAGCGGCCTTGATCTGGCGCAAATAATCCACGACAAGGTTCGCCCTTGCCATATCCCATCCATCGCCCTGCCCCCACTTGCCAGGCTTGAACATGGAGATCAAATCTTCGTTGTTCAGGCAAAGTAGGACGGCGTTCAGCTTGTGTTTCAGGCACCAGTTGATATGCGCCGCCCTCATGTCTGCCGTGGCTCCGTCGCCGCACAGATACCATGAGCTTTCAACACGACCCTGATACTCCCAAAACAACGCATTGCGTAAAACTATTTGGCTCATTTCTTCCTCCTTGCATATTCTCCGCAGACCCGCGACATTGTTTCCTCGTGTCCGCAAGGGCATTTGATAATTGTGGTATTGTCTAAAGCCCGTATAAAGGTAGAGCCGCATTGCCCACACACAAGTTCGGCGCGGACATTGAATTCGTCCGGCAACTTAGTTATCGTAATAATCGGCATATCGTCAAGCGCCTCCCGCTCTTCCAAGAGTTCCCGCAATCGTTCCTTTTCCCAAACGTGGTTTTTGCCGTTTGAAACGCTTCCTAAAATACTATGCGCCATCTCAATCTCACGTTCCTTTTCGGCGAGCAGTTTTGCTTTCTCCGATGTGTTCATTGATTGCCCCGCACCATTTTCTTCAAGTCGGTTTTAATTTCTTTGATGTCATCCGACATATAATCCATTTTGACACAGGCTTTTTCAATCATCTGGATGCGTCTTTCCTGATCGTCGTTGCGCTGAAATTCGCGGTTGACATTCCAACTGACAATGCCAAGAGTAATGGCAAGAAAACCGTTGACCGCCCATATCACAGTTCCGCTGGCTATCGTTGTTCCTGGACTCATATCTTCACGCAATCCTTTCCGTAATTCTCTCGCAGCATTTTCCCCACCATGTTCCGAGTTGATAAATCCATGTCCCGATTGTCCAAAGCGTTAAAAGAGAAATACACAATACGTTAATCAGGCCGCGCAAAAATAGGATGGAGAGATGTTTGGTCATGGGCCTATCCAATACCCACTAATTGTGCCTAATGCAGATGCGGCATTCGTCAGCGCTGCCGGAGCCTCGTGATACCACATAATATTATATTTATTTGTCGCAATGGAATTGTAGAACACAACACCCCCCGAAGCTGCGGGAAAGCCATAAATAGCCATATCAAACAATATGCGAAATAAAACGTTGTTGCGCCACAACTCCAAGTCAAAGCGATTACCAGAAAAAGCATAACTTCCCGCCACTTTAATCGCGCCGTCTATACGACACCAACCAACTGGCGGAACCCAGTTTGTTCCATCCCAAGAATTTCTTACATCCCGCACTTTGGTATTGGCTACTATTTTGATACCATACGATGATGCGCCGAAAACCTGACCTACCGACGGATACGCCTCGAACGCATCAACCACCTGCACCCCGCCCGTCGCCACGATCAAATTGGCATTGGTAAGGCTACCAGTTCCGCTCATGTTTATGCTCCCCCCCGTCACCTGCAATGCCGACACCGATGCCGCCCCGTTTGAAATCGTCTTGCCGTTCAGGTCAATGTTTGCACCGGCGGGATTGGTGACTGCGTTTGCATCCACCCTTGCAACGGTAGCGCTCACCGCCGCGCCCCAGTCGCCGCGATAGCCTGTGCTGTCGGACGTTCCGTAGCTTGCCGCTGGCGGGTTGTCCCAAGTGCCGTCGCCCTTGAGGAATTTAGCCGCGTCTGCCCCCGCGCTGGTAATCCGGCCAGTTGAATCCGCACCCGCGAAAAGTTGAGTGGAGAGCAGCACCGTCGCTGTATGCAAAGTCCCCGTATCCGTCTGCAAGTTGATAACCGCTGTATTCAGCGCCTGTGTCGCGCCTTGCAACAATGCCACGTTCCCGGTTGCGCTGCTCGCATCCGTCGCTCCCGTGTTCCATCGGTTTGTGTCCGCACTTACTATCTTTCCCGCTACCGATGTCCCATAGACCGGATCCAACTCAACGTAAACCGGCGTGCCCGTGGCATACTGCCCGTCTGATTCTGTCTTGGTATAATACCCCGTTGAAGCCCCGGTCCAGACCGGATCCAGCTCAACGTAAACCGGTGTCCCGGTCGCATACTGCCCGTCTGATTCTGTCTTGGTATAATACCCCGTTGAAGCCCCGGTCCAGACCGGATCCAGCTCAACATAAACCGGTGTCCCGGTCGCGTAGTTTATGTCATTGTAGTATTGCGATAAATTGGTCCAACCGCCGGCCAGGCCGATCCGGGCGTATAGGCTTGTCACCGCAACCCATACTGGATCACTT